ATCCTATTATCGGTATCAAGGCTCTTATGACATACTTACCACTATTAACACCTTGAAGAAGGTACATTAAGCCATATCTTATAGCATCCATATAGTGATTCCATTTCTCAATAGGCTTTGCATTTCTCTCAGCCCATACATAGTTGTTTATTTCTCTTATTATTCCTGTAGATTCCCTATCAACTATTATAGTGTAATCTTGCATAAGAGCAATACCTGATAATATACTACCAGACTTCTTTATAGTGGGTTTTATATTAAGACCAGACTTTTTCATCTCAGAAACCAATCTAGGTTCTGAGTTATCACATATTATTAGAGAATTACCTGCTTCTTTCTTGTTTCTGAATATAATTTGTGATGTAGATAATCCAGATTTACCAAATATCTCTTTTACATATACATTTCTAGCTTCCTTATCAACAGAAACCCTAACCAATGTAGTTAAGTCTGTAGAGAAGCCAAAATCTTGACCATAGCAAGTAAGTTCTGTAGGTACATAAGTTCCAACTCTCCAATCTGTAATTATAGTACCCTCTTGTTTTTCTAACCAACCACCTAATATCTGATGCTCAAACTTCTGTATATTACGTCTTTTAAGGTCATATAACTGCTCTAAATAACTTTCTGATAGGTGAGCCTTATTATCTTCAAAAGTGGTGTGTATGTACGTTGTATCGTCTTTGGTAGTGTTACTACCAGCTATCACATTAGGGTAAAGAAAGAATCTTTGGTATATCCAATGCTCTTTAGTTGTTGGGTTTAATATCAGTATAACTCTATTGTGTCTTAATTGTGACCGTATAGATAAATCTATCTTAGAAAAAGTATCTTCATCAGTTAACTCCTCAGCCTCATCTAAAACAAAGGTTGTAACACCACTAAGAGACTTCAAGGCTGCTGTTTGGTTACCACTTGATGTTCTGATACCTTTAAAGATAATAGAGCTTCCTGTGGTTAGATTTATAATCTCATCCTTAGTTATCCTGAAATCACTATTAACATCCATTAAGTCAATTTTCTCAATAAACTCTGGTATAATAGACGCTCCTGCTGATGTCAAGGTAAACCTAGTAAATAATATCTTATGTCCTTCCTCGTAAGTTAGGTTAAGTAGAAACACAGCAATTCCAAATGATTTACCAGAACCACGACCACCTGTAACTACAAAATACCTAGACTTTTCTTTGAATACAGGAATGTATTTAGGTGATAAGGCTATGTTATTGCTCATCTTTCTTGTGAAATTTCCTTTATCATTTGTACAAAACGCATCTGAATATCACTTAATTTATCTTTGTAAATAAAAAGATACATTTCAGGGTTTTCGTGTATAATCGCTTCTTCAAGTGGAATTACTTTTTTAAATAAGTTCAAATAATGTCCAATAATAAGTTCTTGCTCAGGAGTAAAGATGGATATTAAAGTCCATTTACTCTCTAGGTTCATAAATATATCAGTCTCATCTTGATTCATTGTATCACCTACAAATCTAAACTTCCTTCCAAATAGGTCTCTAAATATTTTTGCTTTATTCATCTGTTATATCTATAGTGTTATCTGATTGCTTTGGTTGATTAGTTACATTGAAGGTTATTTGTGGAGCTGTTTTACCACTACCTTTTTTGCTTGAAGATGATAAATCAGATGGTCTACCATAAGCATATTCCATAAACAACTTCATAGCATTGAAATTAGTCTTAGCTTGTTGTGCAAGATGCTTAAAGAACTCCTTTTCACTACCAAATTCAGCCTTCATAGCTGATATAGCGTAAGACTCTACTCGGTCTCTTCTAGCCTTAGTACTTCTCTTAGGAACAATCAGTTTTTGCTTAGTAGAAAGAGGTTTTGGAGCTAATCTCTTATTATATTTCCTTCCATCTGTTTTTTTAATTTCTTCACTTTTACCCATACTAATATAACAGTTATTTGTGTTTTTGTTTTTCGTATATCAAATCATACATATCAATAATACCATCATGGATGCTTGATTGACTATAGTTTATATGATACTTTTTACGCTTACTACCATATTCTACCATCACATTGTAAACACCTTTATCAATCACAGGATATATCTTATACCCATTTCTAAAGCAAAACACAACAGCATCTTGATTTAATACCTTTACATTACTACTCTTCTTCTTCAAATTGTGCTTTATCTTGTTCTATCTGTTTCTTTAGGTCCTCCATAAACTTCATTAGAGGCATAAGGTTAAATGCGTTTTGAGAACATACCTTCTCTAATCTAGCTATTCTTTCTTTTTGTGTTAACTTCTCTTTTCTCATTTTTTTATTATTTTAAATTATACTTTATTCCTATATAAAAATTAGGGTTTAATCCTTTAGTGTTCCATCTATCAGATAAATCACCTCTTTTTATAAGTTGTCCTAATGCACTTATTTTTAGTTTTGGAGTTATATTGTAGCTTATATCTCCAGATAAACCATAAGTAGCATAAGATTGACTCCAACGCCATAACAAACCAACTAAAGCACCACCACTTATTTCAAAATTATAAAATTGCTCATTAAAAACCCAATTAGGAGAAATTAATAAACTATGGTATTTACCACCTTGTAAATCTGCATATTCTCCTTGTACTCTTATTTCAAAATAATAGCCACTAAGTTGTAAACCTTGTAGTGAAATATCAAGTTTAGCATCAATAGTACCTGCTTTGTTGCTATTATCATCGCCTAAGAATAATAATCTTGCATCTTGATATAAACCTACACTAATATTGTCTTGTGCTTTACATTCGTTTATAATGGTTAATGTAATTGCTATTGGTATTAACCATATCCATCTTTGTTTTTTGTTTAGTGTGTCTTTCATAAGTTTTTACTTTTTAATTCGTTTACTATTTCTTCTGAATTATAATATAATTTTATCAATCTATTTTTACTTATGTAACTTCCGTTATATCCGTAAGCATTTCTATCTTTGTAAAATTTTAGTTTTCTAAAAGGAATTGTTTTTGGATATATAAAATGTGCTAATTGATATATATTTTTATCTTCACCAACAACTAAATGGTTATAAATTTTAAACCTGCCTTTTATTTTTAACTTATTCATTTTCAATTATTTTACAAATGTAGTTTGTTATAATAGTAGTTACCCACAATATTTTTAAAAAGGGCAACCAATCTCTCGTGCTACCAATCGCAGTTATTATTGTTTTTAGGATATTCAACTAAAGGGTGTTTTAGTTCTTTGATTATCTTTTTTCTGTCTGACTTTCTTAAAATATATAAGTATCTATGCTTTTTCTTCATCTCAACTTTTTCATAATTTGCATCTATCTTTTTTAATTCATTGGCTTTTGTTGTTCCATATTTAGCAACTACGCTTCTTGGGTGCATTAATTCTCCGTTAATTCTATGTAAATAAGCCTTTACAAGCATTGTATTATTTCCTTGATACAACCAATTAGTAGCTTGGTAAATAACTCCTGTATGGTCTTGCATAGGGTCAGAATAACTAATTAAAATTTTTACATCAGTATTATCTTTTAGCCATTTAAAAGTCTTGCCTAAAAAATAGCTTTCACTATTCTTTGGTGCTTCATCAATAAGCCATAACCTTGTTAATTCTAATACATCTTTGTTTTCTAAATTAGGTGTAATACTTTTAACTACTTGTCTACCTACTGGAAATCCATATACTGCAACTCCTATCAATCTACCTCTATTAAATAATTCATTACTGCTTTGCGTATCATCAAACAATCCTATTGCATATCTGCAAGATGTCCATTTGTGGCTATAATGGTTTTTTATAATTAATTCTTTTGCTATCTTCTTATCTATTATTCCTATTGTGTAATTCATTGTTTTGTTTTAGTTCGTTCCTCACTAATTGCCCTTTTTAAAAATACAGATGGGTAACAACGTGTATAGCACATTAAAACGATGCCATACACAATGCGTTATAAACAATCCACCCTTAATTTAAGCAAGGAATAATTTTCAATATATTTAACATTAGCTTTGCTTTTGTATGATTTAAGATATAATTCATACACAGCCCTGCACATAGAGTATTTAGAATATAAGTTTGATAGGGTTTTATCAGCACACTTAACACCACAACCTTTAATACCTTTAACATTATCAGCAGCATCACCAACTAGCATTTGAGTGTAAAAATTTCTGTTAGCTTGAAATTCATCAACAGTTACTAATGTTTTTTTTGAATAATTATAAATCATAGCTGGGAGTTGTAAATAATCCTTGTCTATTGAAACTATTATAGGTGTTGTTTTACCTTCATAATAAATCTTGTTCCAATAAGAAGCAACCACATCATCTGTTTCTACTCCTAGAACAAACCTAGATAACCAGTTAGTTCTGCAATACCTCTGTAAGTCTTTAAGAAGTTCTGGCTTATCAGTTGCTCTATTTGATTTATATGTATTACTTATAAACTTTCTAAAGTTGCCATAAGACCCACTACAAACTATGAACTCATCAATAAAATAGCCTAAATCTTCAATTTCATTTAAAACTGCATTTAAACTATTGTCTAATTTTTCCTTAGCCTCTGATAAGCTATCTGACATTGCAGAAGCGTATATCATACTATCAGCATCTATTATAACTGTTACACTCATAAGGCAAATATAATCATTTATTTTTAATATCCAAATATTTTATCTCTCTTTCTAAATAATCTTTTGCTTTAAGTAAGTCTTGGACCTCATTATCTTTCCTACCAGCTCTGGCTATGTATTTAACTATATTGCCTCTACAGAAGTTTAAATCGTAATCCCTAATAAAATCTATAACATCATAATCTTTACCATTTTCATAATGTTTTTGTTTATCTATATTCTTCATTATAGTTCCATTTTAACATTAATCTTTTTACTGTTCTCACTATGTGTTAACCATTGTATATTATCAAGAACATACCCAAAAGAGGAGTCAATTCTGTCTATACTTGGTGATAATTTCCTGTCATAACCACTTTCAACCCATTTATTATAAAGTTCATTAAAAGAATCATCGCTTCCAGACCAGTTATAAAAAGATTCTCTATCTAAAATAGGTAATCCTTTATATAAATGAGGCTTAACATAGCCATCAACCCTTCGCTTCATGTTGTTATAAGTAAGCATTAGCTTTCCTTTTTTTGTTTTCCAATAACTACTGTTGTTCAAGGCTAGAGA